GAGTTTCCATGTGTCGACGCCAAGGTCGAGCACCGACGAGGTGCCGATGGTGCCGACCGCACATTCAATGAACGTCGCCAGGCAACGTTCTCCGAGGTCTTTGTAGTTCACTTTTGGTCCTCCATTTTCTGGTGGGTCTTGGGGCCGACGATCCCGTCGGCTGTTAGTCCATGATTTGCTTGCCAATCGGCGACAGCGTCAGCGGTGGCCGGTCCGAACACTCCGTCTGAAACGGCCCCTACGCGCTGCTGAACGTATTTAACATACGGGCCGCGCATACGGGGCCGGCGGAGCCTCAGGGGCCTGTACGGGGCGCTCTCGGCCTTCCAGACCGACTCCGGTGGCATAGGCCCGGCGAACATGCCGGTATGGCGGCCCGCCTGGACGTGCCAGTCTTCGCCCGGGACGGTTCGCTCGAGGCCCCAGGCGTCGAGCACCTCATGGACCTGGGACCACGACACGGGGCCGATGCGTGTGAGGTCGCACGCCCACGCCCAACCGTCGGCCGGCTGGATCATGTGATAGGAGCCGACGAAGCCGGGTGCGATGACCCTGCGAGGGTCAGCCGCCAAGTTACCGCGCCCCTCCCGCCATTTTGCGAATAAATGCGTCTGTGCCTCTACCGAGCGTGCGCCGGACTCGATGCGGACATGGTCGCGCATCAGCTGAGACGCCCAGAACGCGCCCGCCAGGCGAAACGCCAGAACCGGATGCAGGTGCTCGACGTCCTCATCCCCGTCGTCGCGGTACGGCTCGAGGGCCGCCACTAGGTCCGCGTGTCGCATTAGCCGGGTGGTTCGGGGAAGTCGGCGACAGGTCCAGGCGTCCACGTTGCGGGAAAGTCGCGCAACGCCTGCCGGTACGTCGCCCATTCGGTCGCATCCACGGGTGCGTCGGCTACCTGCGACCAGTCGGATGCGGCCAGTGCCAGGTCACGATGTTTGCGGCACCGTTCGAGCCACCATTCGGTCGGGACGTCGTCGGGATCTTCGGGGCCTGCAAGGTTCATTTTCTAATCCTGTTCGTAGATCATTAGCCAGCGAATCGAATCGCCCGACGCCCAGGTAAACGGGTTCGCGGTGGCGACGGTGGCGACGCTTGTCGATTGCATTTCCCAAAAGTAGACAAGGCTGCTGGAGATGTACGGCGCTATTGCGTAACTGTCTGCGAGGCTGACGTCATGCGCGATGCCGGAACCTGCGACGCCCGCGCGAGTGTTCGCGTCGCCGGTAAATGGCGGCGTCATCGTGAGCGTTACGGACGGTGTCGCGTCGAGGATGAACCGGCCGCGCCAGAACACGGTACGCGAAATTTGCATTGTCGATGACGCTTCAAACGACCCTGACCAGGACGTCGATGCAGGCGTGTAGTCGGTCCAACTGGACTGGCCGACTGTCCGCCAGTTGGTACCTCCATACATTTGCAATTCGTCGGTCCCCGTTAGATAGCAAACCATCCCCTCGGACAATGTCGGTTCGCCTGCGCCGCCGAACGCGGCGTCCCGAGCAGTGCTGTTCGCGTAGACGCCGACGATTTGATCCTGGATGTAGGTGTTTATCGAGTCGCCGCCCGATGCGGCCACCACGTCCCCCGCCACCCAGAGTTTGTGTCCTGCTCCTGCCATTGTCTGCTCCTAAACGGTCAGATACGCGAGTTTAGTAGTCGTCCCGAGCGTCGAAAGGGCCGCGTAGCCGCCGCTGCCGTCACTGTCGAGCACCCAGTATGCGCCGCCCTTGTCCGACGAAAAGTTCATGGTCGTTGTCCACCTGTTCGCGTCGGCTTTGTGGACGATTCCTTCGGCCTGGACTATATGGGTGACGGTTGCGCCGGTGGCGGGATGGCGACGCACCTGGTACAGATTGCCGGGGTCGGCGGTGAGGAGGACCGACCAGAGGCCCGTGTCGGCCTGCGGGAAGAACGTCAACGATGAAACCCGGTGGTCGGGTTCCTTCTGCCGGTCTACGAGGTAGTCGCACCATGTTGTCGCCGACGCAGCCGAGTTGAGCATCAGTGCGGTTTCGTCGCGGCCTCGGACGCCATAGCGGCTTTGCGACGTCGCATCGGTCGCCTCGGTTGCGGTTGTGGCGGTGCCGTAAACGGTGCCGTTTGCGAGGTTCGTGATTTTGTCGTCATCCCAAAACATTCTCACATCGTGGTAGGGCAACCATCCCGCGTCGGCGCTTGTGTCGTCGGTGAATTGGCCGAGGATGCCGGGTCGGGTTTCGCCGCCGGCTAACACCTCGGCACGCGACAACATCTCGATCGTCGTCACGCCGCGTTCAGCAAAGACGATTCCGACCTCGGCGTCGTTGACCTTGTCGATTTCGTCGAGGACGTTCATCGTTTTCGTGTAGGTCTTCGCCGGGGCCGTTTCCATCAATGTCGTGTAGCCGCGTGTGATCGCTGAGGATGCCATGCCGGCGAGGGCGCTGAATCGTTCCCCGGTCGTCTCGGCCGAACGGGTTGTCGCGTCGCATTTGGCTTGCGCCATGCCCTTCATGAAGTCGACGGCCTCGATGATCGTGACCTGGTCGTGGCCGTGGCCGCGTGACTGCTGGACCCATCGTTCGACGAACCCGCCGAACAGTTGAATGGTCGACCCGTCCTTCGGGCTGATGACCTCGACGTCGATTTTGCGACCTGGGAGCACCTGCGTTGCGCCCGAGTCCTGGTAGGGCGACGGTGCATCCGTGTTCGACGGATCCAGGTAACCGTTGGTGTTGTCGACCTCGAGAATGCAGCGGCCCGTTTGCAGCTTCGACAAGGCGTCTTTTTTGCCTCTCGTGATGTAGAGGCTGCGAACCTTGTTAGCCGTCGTGATGGTCGTATAGGTGGCGGCCGACGCGACGTTCCAGCCCTGGTTAAAACCGACCTTGACGACGATCTGTGCGGTCGTCATGTCCCGAACTCGAGGTCGTAGTTGCGATACTTGGTGCGAACCAGCTCCGCCTGGATGAGATCGGCGAGTTCGTAGTTCGAGATCACCGACCCCTGGACGGTCACGTTGACGGTCGGGCCGCCCATGCGGCCGCCGCCCTGGCCGAGCGGAATGATCGCCTCAGGGCCGGCCTCGCCGAGCACCGCCAAAGTCGGCCCGGTGACGATGCCGCCGGCTGCGAGGGTCGGAATGTCGGGGAACACGTCGAAACCGCCGAAGCCCTTGCCGCCGATCCCTGGCACCCAGGATGGGACGTCGATGCGGGGGAACCTGAGATCGGCCATGTTCCAGATCGAGATGAGGCCGTTCACGAGGGCCTTGCCGAACGCTTGGCCGAGGTCGGCGAGGAGGCCCACGCCGGCGATCGCAGCGTCGACCATCAAACCGGGCAGATCCTTGAACGTGTCGACGATGAAGTCGACAGCGGTCGAAACGATCGCTTTCAGGGCGTCGAATGCGCCCGCAAAATCACCCTGGAAAAGCGCTACGACGAGATCCACCACGTTTTGGATCTGGTCCCACAGGTATTCGAACCCGCGGACAATCAGGTTGATGACCGGCCGGATAATCGGCATCAGGTGCTCATCAAACCAGGCTGCGAAGTCTTGAATGGCTGCGACGGTTGCCTCGATGGCGACGATGACGGCGTCGATGGCGACGACGATTCCTTCCATCGTTGCCACGGCGGCCGGACCGAGGCGCGCCATCAGGTCGTTCTTGAGGATAGCGAACTTGTCCGACAGGGTTTCGGTCGCGTCGGCCTGGGCGTCTACGAGGCCGGTTCCCTCGCCCATCAAACCGCCGAACGTCTCGAGTTCGAGGTTGCCGGACCGGATGGCCGACGTCATGCGTGCGCCGGCGGTCCCGAACGCCTCCGATGCGAGCGCGAGGGCTTCCGTTTCCGATTCGGCGCTAGCGATCTGCGCCACCATGTCCTCGAACGCCTGGCGCGGGTCGCCGCCGGCCTCCGCTACGTCGCCGAAGAACTTTTCGAGCGACGGGCCGAGCTTGGTGACGTCGACGCCGGCCTGCTCCAACATTCCGAACATGGCGACCGTTTCTTCGCCGGAAAATGCGGCCGTGGCGAAGATCGGGCCGAACTT